GCTTCCAGCTCAATCATCATCTTCTAAAATGATTCTAGGAGATTCAGTACAAGGGTTTGGCATATTCTATCAGGGCTCAAATATTTTATTTAAGGTAGGAAGCTACTCTTGCTCATACAAGGTATCAAATAAAGAAGCGCTACATATAGTTGCTCAATTTTCTTCAACTAAGATATCAATTATAGTCAACGGCGTAGAGGTAAACTCGACATCCTTAGATAATTATAAATTTGCAAACGAAATTATGAACTTTAACATTGGTCCAATCGACGAGACTTTTTTTGTTGATGCAGTAGCTTTTTATAGATTTAACCTAACATCGGCACAAATAAAAAAGCATTACTCTGAAGGAACAAAAGAAATAAACTATTCTCAAATAGTAAATGCAGACAACGGATACTTATTTAGCATTAACGCCTCAAGGATTAAGCCCTCTTTATCTTACTCTTACCCAGGCTCCAAGTCTTGGGAAGACTTGGCAGATGACGGAATCCTTGTTTCTCAAGATAGCCAATATTTATATTTTGAAAAAACCGAAACTCCAGCAACAGCATCATTTGAATTTATAGATGAGCTTTTTATACCTAGCCATATCGGGGTGACAACATCTCAAATACATTGGGACGAAGATGTGGCGGGAATAAGAGTATATGTAAGTGCAAATAAGTTAGCATGGAGCGAATGTACTAACGGATCTCCTCTTCCACTATTTAATAAAAATGATAATCTAATCTCAGATACACTTTATATTAAGGTTGTTATTTCATCAACAGATACATCAACAGACTTTACTAGGTTGAGATCTATAAGGATTAACTTCTTTAAGAATAAAGACGTATATGCAGATAATTTTGGGTATAGCCTTTCTTCAGCATATGACTATTCAATTCCTGAATTTAACAGCAAGGTTCTTTCATACAACGAATATAATGGAATTAAGATGTATAACGGACACGGCTTCTCGGTAAATGCTAGCCTACCAGTAAAAACTATTGAAATGATATATACCCCAGGAGCGGGAGAGAATGTATTGATTTCCACACCGTCTGCCAGATATGAGTGGGCAGCATCTGGAGCCATAACCAAATCTGGAGTTTCAGCAATATATGTAAACGGAATTAACAGGCAGTCTTCTACAAATATTGGAGACTTCCTAGTAAAAGGAGTCCCACATCATATTGTAATAATCCTTTCAGCCCCAGCCTCTTCTGGGATCAAGGTAAATCAAAATCAGGGGGACACAAAGTCTGGCCAAAACCAGCTATATAGCAACCTTGCTATATACGAATACGAGCTTCTTCAGCATCAAATAACTAAACATTACCAGCTTTATACAGATAATGTAATAAGCGTAATCAACGATACGTCATTTTCTATAGTAGAAAGCACGGCAGGAAACAATTCTACCGCCTTCATTATATTTTCTGTACAGCCAGACGCCATAAGCGTATAATATTTGACAAGTAGTTGACAAAAATTTGGACTTTAACGCCAAATAATGGTATGATTGTGTTCTATGGATATCTTAAATAAAAACACGAGAATACTTGAAGAAACCACCCTAGGGATATATGTGTGGGAGATGCCTGACGGCAGATGGATTGGAGACGACGATGGCAACTTTCTTTCGATCACGTCCAAAAAAGGCAATAGATCCAGAATCGATGCTTTGGCTAGAGAAGTTAGCTCGTATGGCATACACGAGGGCCGTCCCAAGTTCCTTTCAGGGCGTAGAAAAATTGACGACGAAGAATTTGAACATCAAAACGAAAGACTTAAATGGGGACTAACTCCAGATCCTTTGGATATCGGAGTATATAAAGATTCAATGCTTAGAAACGGGGCGGTACAATGACAAGAAAAGTAGAGTTTATGGAAGACGAAATTGATAGCGTAAATACTATTGATATCTCTAACACGGCAGACTGGTTTCATTTTGAAAAAGCACAAGAGTCAGAGGACCCATTTAAAATAGGCATAGAAGACATAAAGAAGCTAAGAGGTCTGGGAACTAATTTTAAGAGAAAAATCAATAGAGATTTTTCAAAAGCATTTGTAGGAATTGACGGAACGGCAACACAGCAAAATTTATTGCAGCAGGCTATTAGCGGATACGCTTTATTTGATTTAATAGAGCCGACATACAACCTAGAATATCTTTCAAAAATTTATGAGATTTCAACATACAATTACGCAGCTATTAATGCCAAGGTTTCTAACATTGTCGGCCTAGGCTATTCATTTACCGAAACAGATAAAGCCAAAGATGCCATGGATGCAATTACTGATTCAAAGCAAATGGATAGGGCAAGAGCCAAGGTAGAAAGAATTAAAACACAATTAGATCGATGGCTTGATGATTGCAACGAGGAAGAGTCTTTCACAGAGACCCTTATAAAGGCCTACACGGACCTAGAGGCTACTGGAAACGGGTACATAGAGATAGGACGTACCACAGCAGGGGACATAGGCTATATAGGCCATATACCAGCTAAAACGATGCGTGTGCGTAGATTCCGTGATGGCTTTATTCAATTGCTTTATGGCAAGGCTGTATTCTTCCGTAATTTTGGAGATATGGAAACTCCAAGTCCAATTGCAGCGCAAGAGGAAAGACCAAATGAAATTATTCATCTAAAGAAATATACACCAATGAATAACTATTATGGTGTTCCAGATATCATTGCTGCTCAGCAGGCATTGGCAGGAAACGAATTCGCTGGAAGATATAACCTAGACTACTTTGAAAACAAGGCGGTCCCAAGATATATTATTACAGTAAAGGGAGCAAAGCTTTCTCCAGAATCAGAAAGAAAACTTCTTGAATTTTTCCAGGTTGGATTAAAGGGGAAGAATCATAGGTCTCTATATATTCCACTTCCAGCAGATACCCCAGACTCAAAGACTGAATTTAAGATGGAGCCAATTGAGGCTGGAGAACAAGAGTCTTCATTTAATATCTATCGTAAAACAAATAGAGATGAAATACTTCTTGCACATCGTGTACCTATTAATAAAATAGGAACCCCTGAAGGAGTTAACCTAGCCGTTGCTCGTGATGCGGATAAAACATTTAAAGAGCAGGTTTGTCGACCAGCACAGGATAGACTTGAAAAGAAGTTAAATTATATTATCGCAGAGAAGACAGATGTCGTCCAGCTTAAATTTAATGAATTAAGTTTGACCGATGAATTAACCCAAAGCCAAATTGATGAAATTTATTTGAGAATGCAGGTAATTACCCCTAACGAAGTTCGTCTAAGAAAAAATATGACAACTGTTGAGGGTGGGGACGAGATGGTAGAATTAAAGCCACAGCAAGCTGCAGATCAGCAAGCCAAGTCCACTGGCAATAAAACTAGAGATCAGGAAAGGGCAGCTAATGCTCCAGATAAAACTGGGGAAGGCAGAAATGCCAAAGGCGATGGTCCAAAAGTCAAATAAGTTTAATCAACTGCTATTTGCGTTATAGTAGATAAAGCATTAAAATTAAGCATATGAACATCGAGAAGTCCAACTGGTCTAGCGATGGAGAAAACCTCCATCTCTCAGTCCCATTTACTAAAGTAAATCGTGAGAACAGAACCGTATCAGGTTTTGCGACTCTTGACAATGTTGATCAAACAGGCGACGTTGTAACAGCTGAAGCAAGCATGAAGGCATTTGAAAATTTCAGAGGAAATCTTCGTGAGATGCATCAGTCAATTGCAGTCGGTAAAGTTGTTTCCTTTAAGCCAGAAACATACTACGACCAAAAGTCTAATAATTTTTATAACGGTGTTTACGTAACATCATACATTTCAAAGGGTGCACAAGATACTTGGGAAAAGGTTCTTGACGGCACTCTTTCTGGTTTCTCAATCGGCGGAAAGATTAAAGAGTCAGATAACGAAGTTAACAAAGCAACAGGTGAAGCAGTAAGATTTATTAAAGACTACGATCTTGTAGAGCTTTCAATTGTAGATTCACCAGCTAATGAACTTTGTAACATTTTTTCAATTGAAAAAGTAAATGGTCAAATGGTATACAAAGGTATCGCTACGGAAGTAGTAACAGAAAATATTTTTTACTGTGAGGAAAGCGACTCTGTATTTATGTCAACAGAAAAAACTTTCGAATCACCAGTATCAGGAAAACCAGCAGCTCTTATTGGCTGGGTGGAGAGTTCAGATATGAATAAATCAAAAGAAATAAATAGAATTCTTGCTTCATTTAAGAAGTCAAGATTACCGTTGCCTGAAACACAAATAGCAAAACAGGCAAACGTAGAAGGAGGTAATAAAATGTCAGATACAAAAATTGATAATGTTGCAGATGCTCCAGTAGCAGAAGCAGTAGTCGTAGAAGCACCTGTAGCAGAAGCCGTAGCGGCTCCAGCAGCAGATGAATCAAGCGTCAATCTTTTTGACAAGTCATTAGAAGTTGCAGCAGTTGCAACTGAAGATACCTCTGCCGACAACGTTGAAAAAGCAGCCGAAGCAGTAGAAGTTATGGTTGATGAACCTGATTTTGCAAAAATGTTAGGCGATCTAAAAGGCTTTTTCTCAGAAACACTAGCAAAGGCAAGCGAAGTAAATGCTGCACAAGTTACAGATATTAAAACATCTGTAGAAGCATTTAGCAAGAATGTTGATGCTAGAATTTTAGAGTTGGCAGAAAAGCACAGCGCACTTAGTGATGCTGTGTCAGAAATAAAGGGCACCATCGAAGGTGTTCAAAAGCAGGTAGATGCCGTAGAAGGCTCTACCGCAATTAAGAAGTCCTCTGACCTTGGCGGGTCTGAGGTGTTTACAAAGTCCAAATCAAAATGGTCAGGAGCTTTCCTCGGTTCCGTAAATGAAATCTTTCAAAATTAAGGGTAGGTGAAATAAAAATGAGTAATGAATTATTAGAAAAGGCCGCAGCAGCTGGTGCAACAGTATCAACTGG